TTTATACCTTGACAAAGATTCTATTTTATGCTATACTAAGTGTTTATACGGTACATTATGTGATTTATCATATCCCAAGTCCATGTCCTCTCCTTTACACTTAGTATAGCATAAAATAGAATCTTTGTCAAGGTATAAAATAAGAGCCTATTTCTAGACTCTATTTTTACCATAAGACAACTTGTTCGTTTGCACTAGAAGTCACCTTATAAATATATATTGTATCAGAGTGATCTTCTTGTAATGTGTTTACTAATTCCATTGAAAGATTTGTTAGTTGATAATTTGCGTCACCATTTAACACACATTGTTTACCACCATTTTGTTCACCAACAACATAGCTACTATAAGATAAACAAGCAAGGAATATATGGTTATTAGCAGGTAGAAAATACATAGCAGGTGTTTTAGAAATATAACCAAATATATTTTTGGATGGTTGAGTGGTCATAAAAGGATTAATAGCAGTATAACCAGTAGGTGTACTTAATGCCGTAAATTTAACATTTCCAATGTCATTACCTTCAACTTCAATAGATAAGTTATGATTTAAAGCATTGTTCTTAAATAACAAGCTTAATGTATGACCGTCGTCAATGTACGCAAAATAAGGACAGTCACTAAATGCTCTAATACCATGACTGCTGACAGATACCATTAATTCGTGATATCTGTCTAGTGAATAAATACTGTCTCTACGTAAATGAATTATAAGTGTATGGTCTGCATATAGATTTTGATTTTTAGTTGGTGAATTATATTCAATTTCCAAAAACTTTACCATTCCTTGTGGAGCATTTTTATATAAATTACATAACTTCAACATTTGAGTTACCTCCTAAAATTAAGTTTTTCATTTTATTAAGAAATTCTGTGTCGTTTGTATCATACCAGTTTTCAAAATACCAAGGTACAACAATTTCAGCATTTTTTAATACTGGGTGATTAAAACAACATGAATAGAACAAATATTGCGCATATGTGTTTTTAGTTTTATTTGTAATCTTAGTAAAATCATACTGCCAAGGTTGGCACAAGAACTGCTCGTAAGGCAATACTCCACATTCTGTAACCCAGATTTCTTTATTCCAAGGCAAAGTAAGAACTTGATTGTTTATTTTAGTCTGCATCTTATCTGGGTTTAAATCACTTGAATAGAAGTTATTACATGAAGGATAGAAGTTTACTCCTAGAATATCAAAGTTATTTTCAATAATAGCCATGTCTGATGGTGAAATACTTGGGGAATTCCAGAAGCATTGACTTGTATCAGCAGTAATTCCAACTTTTAACTTGTTATTTTTTTCCTTAATTTTAACTGCGAAGTCTGTATGATTTTTTGAATCTGCAAATTGTTCATTGATAATGAATACAGTTTTCAAATTAGGGAAATAATCTAATAAAGGTAATGCTGTACTAATATAGTTACTATCCACTGTTCCGTGCACTTTTAATGAAGTGATAGGAACATTATACATAGTTGCATATTTATTAGCCCAAGTAAACGTGTTTTGTTTCTGCATAACAACACCATTGTTAATGTGAGCCAACATCTGGCAACTTCCGAACCCTAATTTTCTTGCTAGTTTGATATATCCTGCAATATATTGCTCAGATTGTCTTTCATCTGTATCAAAGAATAAAGGACACATGAATTTACTATTTTGTGTTGTGGCAAGTGTCAAATTCGTAAGATTATTTTCAAGGTTACCAAATAAATCTTCATTAATAATTTTATCTAAAGTCCCATCCTTAGCCATTTCGTCTAGCTTTTTGTCAATATTTTGTTGAACATCTAAATCAAGAAAATAATTATTGATATAGTCAAATATTTTTTTCATATCTTCGGATAAGAAGTTATTATTTGTTGCTAAACTATTTAAGTAAGAAAGTATTTTAGATAATAAATCTGTATATGACAAGGAATCGTCATAAATAGCTGGTAAGTTCTGTTGAACCCATGCTTTAAATGGGTACAACGAAACATATTCATTATGTGTAATTGCCATAATTATTTCTCCTGACTAATAGCACCATTTAATTCGTTTAATTCAACGATAATAGCTTTGGTATCTGTTTCAAAAAAGTCATTATTTTTAATTAATGAATCTAAATAATTTAATAAATCTGTCAATAAAGATGCATAGGAATCTTCTGTTACTGTAGTAAGCTTAGCCGTTGCCCATTCTTTAATTGATTGAATTTTTTTATATGTACTTTCAGTAATTGACATTATAATACCACCTTTCTTTATATATTAATTATATCATATTTAGTACCAAAGTTTAAGTGTTAGTTTGCTTTTAAAATCATCAATAAAAATCTGCTTTATATTAGCAAAACTTTCTCTATATTCATTTAGCATTTTTGAATATGTGATACCACTGAATCCACTGATTGTTTCACTACCATTTGTGTTATTTGTGAAGGTTGTTTCACTTTTACTATTGCTTGTTCCGTCATTTGAATCTTTAGTAGCATTTGTTAAATAATCGCCATTTTTAAGACCTTCTATACTTCCTTGTGGGGTATCACTGAACATATTCCATCCAATAGAAGAACTTGTTGACTCGTTACTGCCAACATTCAATCCTTTTTCATTTCCCTGCGTGACACGTGTAAGGTTATAGTTTACGAATGGGTCAATGATAGAATCCAAAGACTTGAACATTTTAGAATAATAATCCATATTTGTTTTCATCCAAGTCCTTAACTTCAAGTGCCATAAACCATATGTTTCATAGTTGATTTCATCCATGAGAATTGATTCTAGAATCCATCTTTCAAAGTCAGCCTTTTGTGAAGGGTCATAGAATGGATAATCAAAATCAAATATTTTAGTTCGTGCTATTTCAATGGCTTCGTCAAGTGAGGATAAACCAACGCTTTCAGTTCTTCCACTCAATGATTCTACAATAGTTTTTACTTGAATCGTATATTTTGCCATTCTATTCATCCCCTTTCACTGGTTGTCCTAAAATACCTTCCGTTCCCAATCTTGAAGCTTGCGTTAGGATATTTTCGTTTACTTCAACTGTAATATTTAAACCCTTCATTTTATTGTATTCTTCTAAAGCATTTCTGCGTGACTGTAGTTTGTTGACTAGAATATTGTTTGTATCACCCATACTGTTTTTTGCTTCGTCCTGCACTAGTCGTTCTTTTTTAGCAATATTCATGTTACGAATTCCAATTTCTGTTAGGGCCTCATGCCATAAATCACGCTTCATGTCTTGAATCTTATCAGCAATGAATGGGGCATCTGTTTTTAACACTTGAAAATCTTTTAAATCCAGTGATTTTGTACCGAAAATAATAGGTACGTTACCATCATACTGCGCATAGATATTTAACCATGTCTGCCTATCTTCTTCATTTGTCAGAATCGCTAAAGGTGTTTTCTGAGCGTTCATGTTTACATTAATAACATTGTCCCACTCCCATAATTTTTGCGCATAATAATTGATTGTATCAATCGTAGGCATATGCGAGAACTTATCCCACATGATAACAGAATCTTTATTTGTTAAGTTTCTGTTATATCCACCATAGGCCCATGCATGGCGCTTATTTGGAATACCATATATATTTAATGAACCATTGTAATTCCACATGGTAGCAATATGTCCACTATCTGATTCATCCACTTTAAAGTCTGGGTCTTCACTTAACAAGACTGAACCTTGTGCTATCATAACAAGTTCCATGAATCTTGGGTCAATTGTATCTGGAAGATTCTCATATTTGAATAAGGCCAGTGTCAAATCTAATAATTGAACCCAGTATTTGTTATAGGTCCATTTATTCAATCCAAGACTTGAGAAGAAGTTTCTATTGTGTATGTTTGGCATATTCCATGTATTCTGTAATTTATATGGTTTACATCTGTTCTTCTTTCCCATGCGTTTACCTCACTTTCTATACCATTATTATACCATAAATAGACTAAAAGTGATACGCATAATACGTATCACTTTTAGCTAGTAAATCAAGACTGAAATGAGTAATAGGAGGACCTATTAATTAGGACCATGTTTATTATAGCATTAAACTGGTCTGTTGTCTAGACTATAATTACCAACCGAGTCAAGATTTTTCCAGAAAGTGATACCATTATCATGAATAGAATTTATCTGTTCTACTAATGATGCTGGTAAACTAGCTTTTACATCACACCCAACTGTTTTTATGTAGTTCCAGTATGGCCTATTTCTAATTACTGGCATAGATAATGTGTGTAATGCATACCCATATTTTTCAAAATAATCATCAATTATTCTTAAATTGCTTGGCTTAGCACAAATACATTGCACGTGAATCGTATTCTCGTTGTTTGCGCTCATCCAACTTGCGTTTACATTTCCAACCGCTCTTTGGCCTTTTACAGCCATGTCTCTATCTTGGGCTATCATACTGAAAGCTTTATTAAGATTTCCTAGTGCGTTGCTACCCATTGATATAGCATTTGTAGCTTCACTCTGAGCTAGTAATGCGCCACCTTCTGCTCCCGCCAGTACTGCGCCACCACCTACTCCACCTAAAGCCAAAGAACCAGCAATACCCATACCAATTTGACCAGCAACACTTAGCGCTTGAATAGTTCTTGAGTTAGCCGTCTGAGCCAGCCAAGCTTTATAAGTATCAATAGTGAATGCGCACTTTGGGAAGTTATTAATACTAATACCTTCATCCTTGTTATTCACTAATCCTTTATAATATGTAGGGTACACATATCCTTCTGGGTTTGGAGTTCTTGTCATACTGATATCAAAACGGCATTTATCATTTTTAAAATCTTCATATCGCAATTCTGTTGAGTTTCCACTAAAAGTAGTTAGTCTCATATAGCAATATGGATAGGTATACAATTTTTTATTTTTAGGGATATACCCACTCAGTGAACCATCCGTATGATTTTGTGGTTTATCAAATTCAACTTGTACGTGTTCACAGTCACCATGTACTCTATGAATTCCAGTAGGGTCTCCACCAGTCGCAAAGAAGCGAGGTAGCATATATGTATCAATGATAGTATCATCTGGGTTACTGCCAGTTGCTTTTACGAAAAATTCTTGATATTCTGCCAATGTTCCAAACGCATAAATACTACCTGCTACATTTGTTTTATCAATTTGTGAAGTGACAAAACTGTCTTGTTCTTCCCCAGTTGGTTTTAAAGTGCAACAAACAGTTCCAACTAAATCTGTAAATTGAGTTATATCATTTTGATAGTTTACAATATATTCTCCAGTATCTAATTTTTCATCAACAATGTTTGAACCTATTTCAGTATCTTTTGTGTGGGCACGTTCAATAAAACATTTTTCATAGGTAAAATCAAAATAGTAAGTCTGCATAACATCCAGAATGAATGAAACCTCCCATGTAACATTATTCACCCATGTTACATCTGTAACGAAAGCATAGAACCATTTATTTTCATAGTTCGTATTTTTAAACATCATATACGTAGCTTGTTGCATGAGTAGTCCTTGCGTGGATTCTAGTCGGATAGTTCCTTGTTGCTTATTCTTACCGACATACGTACATCTATCCCATTGAGCAAGTTTATGAGCATACATATCATTATACTGGGCCGTAGCATTATCATAATCCACTGTATTTTCATATTTTGGTGTTAGTGAAATATTCTTTAAAAGTACAACTGTACTGTTTGGGACAACATAAGCCATATATTTACCTCCTTAAAATAAAAGGTGGGACCACCCACCTTTCTATATACTATGCCACTGTAATAGTCGCTGAACCAGATTTTTCTGGGTTCCCATTTGATACTGCCTTAACCGTATATGCTTGAGCCGTAGCGTTATTACCAATAGTAAGAACACCCGTTTTCTTGTTGATTGTCACATCTGTTCCGTTTCCAGATACTTCCCAGTGTACTGTTTTGTCTGCAAAATCAGAAGCCGTAACAGTCGCTTTCATAGTTAAGCTTGAACCTTTTGGCATTGTTGCTTCACTTGGTGCAACGGCAACGCTTGTTACTGTAGGCTCTGTTTCAACGTACATAACGGCATTTGCGAAGTAACCACTTGCATATACTTTCCATACGTGTAGGAAGTTGTTCTCATATAAACCTTGCTGGTTTCGTCTCATAGCGAAATACTGTTGTACATCATAAACCATGAAGAAGTCTTTATCCACTGTCACTAATGGCACTTCCTTCAACTTAGCCAACTGTTCTGCATTTGGTCTAATATAACTTGGTTCATCCGCAAAGATGATATCCAATCGAGCCAACTCATCTGGTGTAAATGAGAAATCATCTAGTACAATATAACGACCACTGAATTGCGCATAATCCACATTAAATGCTTTCGCTAAAACTTCAACTCCAGATTGAGCGTCGAATGCACTTGTTACGAATACATACTGGTCATTCTTTAATGCATAGTTTAATACACCAGCACTGTTGTATTTTCGTGAAGGTGTCATTAACAAGTTAGACACTGTTTTAACGGCCGTAATCAACTGCTCACTTGTAGCATTTGCTGGAATGATTTGTTTATACATTGTACCATTCAAAAGTCTTTGAACTAAAATGTACTTCATGGCTAAACGTTCATCATATTCCATAGCCGTATACATTGCATCGATGATACCTGTAATCAAGTTTACAACTCCAGTACTTGAAGTAAATGCTTGTCGTAAAGTCGCTTGCTCAATCGTCTGTTTATAGAAAATCTGCGAGTTGATACGATACAACATGGCATCTACATCTGGTTTAACACGTTTTTCAACTTGGCTTTCTGCAACTTCTGGGTCATAGTTGTAAGGTTCACAAATATTGATAAAGATATCTTCAAACACTTCACCATATTCCAAACGACCACGTTTCAAGCTGGCCCAAGGGTTCTGGTATGACTTAGATGAAATGATAACCAAACCAATTCTGTTTAATAGTTCACTTAGGAATGTATTCTGCCATCCCGCGTTTGACATAATAGCTTGACCAAAAGCACGAATACTCATTAATGAGTCATTACTTGTAGCCATAACTCCATCTGCCATTTCCTCACCAGCACTTAAAACGTGTGGTGTACCTTCTTGAAAGTCGCCACCAATGCTTTCACGAATGGTATTCAAAATATCTGGGGTTTTGGCATTCAACTCTGTTTTCCTTGGTTTTACTGCCATAAATATCTCCTTTCCTACCAATCAATGTTGGTAATCTTTTACATATTTATTATAACATATTTTTATTCTGTTTTAAATAAATCATTATAAGATAATTTCTTATCTTCTGTTTCTCCGTCTTCCTTAATATCATTCTTCACATCTTGTGGGGACGGGTTATTATCCACACCGCCCAAGAATCGCTCACGATATTTCTGTTTGAATTCCTTTAAATCTGTCTGAGCTTTTGTCAATGCTTGTTTTGTAGTCTCCAACTCATCATTGTTAGAAGTTTCCATAGAATCTGAAATATCTTCCAATAATGAAATCTGCTCATCCGTAGCATCTTCTCCAAACATTTCATTTACTTTTTTAATTAAATCTTCTTTACTTAATTTTGCCATTTTCTTTTCCTCCTTTTAAAATGGTCTGCCCATATAATATATCCATTTTGATTTTTTCTTTTCTGGTTCTATATCACCACTGCCAGGAAGTACTGGTTTCCAGTCCTTTAAATACTGATACCATTGTTCGGCCTGTGTTCCTCTTATAGGTTGATTGGGGTCTGCTGGTCTTTCATAGTTGGCCAGAAATTCAATAGCCAAGTCATATGGATTTCCTTTACTTTGTGTAAACTCCTTGAAGCTTTCTGGATACGCACTTGTCGCTATCCACTGTGTGTTGGTAGCCACTTCATAATTCATTCTTGCACACTCACCTTCACCAAAGTTCTGTATCAAGAATCCATTATCACGTAGCCAGTCTAGTACTTTTGTATATGGTGTCCACTGGGCCAGTCCATACCCTTGACTTTCTGTTGGTGTACCATATGGGGTATCGTTCTGCCAACGGCAAGGTGAAATCGTACTTTCACTTTGCATATTTCCAAGAACTCCACAACACGCATTCAATGTCCATCCATATAATATATTCATAGTTCCATAAAAGCACTTGGCATTGTTCTTCATTTCCTCATCCGTTAAAGGTCTTGAAGGTTCTGTCAGACTTGAGTTTGTTATAACCCATTCCAATGTATCATAGCTTGGTTTTCCTTTTTTGAATGTTGAAAACGTGTGGCCCATGTCATTTTCTATGACTGTATCATTCACATACCAGAACAATGTAGGAAGAACTGAACCATTCAATGCGTAACATTCGTTTCCAAAACTACACGTAATACCATAGGATATTAAAGTTCCATCCACTGTGAATGTCTGGTCAATATGGGAATGGTCACCAGTAACCATACCAGCAACACCAGTATGCGCTATTAATTCACCTTGTTTGAAAGTAGTTTTCGTAGGTGGATTGTTATCATGTGTAAAGCTGAATGTGACTTGCCGTAAGCCACTTGGTGTCCATACCTTTTTATCCGAAGTATAGATACGTGTATTTCCATTTTGAGCACTGTCTGCATTTATTAAATGACAGTCGCAAGGTGCATACAAAGGAACATCTGTACGACCTCCAACTGCGCAGTCGAATGGATGCCCACAGCAATGTGAATATGAGTCTGGACTTGACCATTGTGTGATATACATTGTTTCCATAGGAAACAAGCATACTTGATATCCTTTATAACTTAACTTCTCATTTGGTTTCATTGCATAACTCCATTAATTTACTGAAACATACATCATATCTTTCTTTGTTTGTTTTCCTTAATATGTTACACGCTATAGTATAGAATTCAATATACCATTCTTTACTCATTCCATTTGGTATATTGTACGGTATATCTTTTTCTTCTTTCATTTGATATATGGAAGAAAAGCTACACAATTTCTGCCCACTTTTCTTTTCCATAAATCTCACTTCCACTTATGGCTACAAAGTTTGTGTTTCCACTTGCCCCAGTATAGCATACGTATCTATGTCCATTTCCAACCCATTTGCCCCAGTAATGGACTGTGTCTCCATTGTTATATTGAGCCACAATTCGACCACATACTGGATTCTGTTTTCTTACGTTTACACAATCCACAAGAAACTTTGCCGTACCGTTTTCCAGAATGACATCCTTCATATTGAATACAGAATGGACTGGTTCTTCATCCAATACCACATTTGGCACTAGATACCCTAGAAAAGTCATTCCACAATATCCATTTGGATTTCCTTCTACATAGTCAAATAGATTTCCACCATAGTTTGACTGAGACCATGCAACTGTATACGTATCAATGATATCTTCGCATACCGCCACATGACCATACTCACCATAGGACCATATCATCAATGCACCTTTGCTTGCGTACTTGCTTGGCTTGAGTCTTGAGTTATGTGTTTCCCATAAGTCCTGCGCACCATGTACACGTATATATCCATCAATAGGAAACACTTCTCCCAGAATCTCTGATAATCTAGCCGTCGCATATGTGAAGCAGTTGGGCATTGAAACTCCCACACGTTGTAAAGCATATGACATCCATTCTGATTCCATAAGTCCTTGAATGTTTGTTCTTTTATAAAACATTATTTATCCTCCTTATATCCAATCAATCCCTTAATTCTATCTGGCAAGATATCTGGATTAATTTTTGAAATATTTTCACAAATACTTACTACTTCTGTAATGATTGCATATCCACAAATAATAGGTAACAAGTCTTTTGCGAAAGGTAACTCAAAGTACATTTCTGCATAATTGATTGCAACTCCTAATGCGTAGCAACATACGAACCCTACTTTCTTGAACAGTCCATCCCTTAGTTTACTTGACTGTAACTTTTCACCATCACGAACTGCGCCAAGAATTCCAGTCACTATATCCAATCCATTAAAAATCATAGCAATACCAATCAACACCATGACTACACCTCCTAACTTTACACCATTATTATAGCATAAAAGTATGGTATAATTATAGTAGAAAGGTAGTGAAATTTATGAGTGAAAATAAATTCTATGATGGGACAAAACTCATGGGTATGAAAGATATAAATGGAAATACTCCAGAGATTTTTATATGCACTTCCAACCGTTCTGCTGGAAAAACAACTTACTTTAATAGATACGCCTTTAAAAAATGGCTAAAGAAAAAAGAAAAGTTCATCATCCTTACACGTTTTGACTACGAACTTCCGAATATAGGCGATAGGTTTTTTAAGGAAATACGAGAACTCTTCTTTCCTAACGTTTCTATGTTTACAGAAAAGCGAGCTGGAGGAACTATTTACGAATTAATGGTGTATCAAGGTGAGCAGACCGAAAAGAAGTCTTGTGGCTATGCTATCGCTTTAAACAAGGCGGACCAAGTTAAAAAATATTCTCACTTTTTAGCGGATGCAACGTGTATTATTTTTGACGAATTCCAATCTGAAACAAACAAGTATGCTCCAGATGAAATAACAAAATTCATTTCTATCCATACTTCCGTGGCACGTGGTGGTGGCAAACAGGTACGGTATGTCCCAGTCTATATGATATCCAACCCAGTCACATTGCTAAATCCATATTATCTGGCACTTGGAAGTGGGACTCAATACTCCTTAATCAAACGACTGCAATGGAATACTAAATTCCTTCGTGGTGTGGGGTGGGTGCTTGAACAAGGATTCAATGAAAGTGCAAGTGAATGTCAAAAAGAATCTGGATTCAATCAAGCTTTTTCAAACAATGCCTATGTAGAATATTCCAGTGAAGGTATATATCTTCGTGATGATAAATCCTTTGTCGATAAACCAAGTGGTAAATGTACCTATGTATGTACATTGAAATTCAATAATGTAAACTATGGTATATTTGATTATATAGAAGAAGGATATTACTATTGCTCCACTTCCTATGACAAGACTTCCCCATTTAAACTGGCTGTGACAAACTCAGACCACCAGATAAATTATCGACTTCTTAGAAGCAACACGTTTATTATTCAAAAGCTTCGAACTATGTACGACTGTGGACTGTTCCGTTTCAAAGATTTGAACTGTAAAGAATGTCTTATGACTGCATTGTCCTATGGATAAAATAAAAAGGTACTCATTAGAGTACCTTTTATATTGTTACAGACAACTCAAGACCATGCGATATCTTACTTCGTCTGAGTGTGTGGCACTTTATTCCAAGCGAAGATACCCACAATTTTCACTCCATGAATGAGTACGTCTGGCAATACCATAATGTGTAAGACCCAATGTTTCACGTGGAACACTGGGCCTTACAGTACGATTTTTAAAGAAAGAGTCTATGCGTGCTAAAGCTACAATTAACACACTTATAGTATAGCATTATCTCATAACATAGTCAAATTTTTCTAACAGAATACCACCCTCAATGCGGTGTGGCTTTAAATTGCTTGGAACTTTCAATCCTACTTTGAAGTCCTTTAAAGTTCTTCTTGTCTTTAAGAACTCTTTTTCTTTTTCATCTGCATCATCAGGCACTTCCCCACCACTTAAAGATATATTCATCAGTTCCTTGCACCTCTTCCCCATACCTGCACACTTGATATCATAGTGAGGCTCACAAGGTACTTCATCCTCATGTGTGATATGTTCGATATATGTTTTCTGTCGAACATATACGGCTTCGTCAAAATAGCTTTCGCACTTCCATGCGTTGAAGTCTGTTGGATGAATTCTAACATCCACAAGTTCTTCCCGAGAACATATACAGTGAATACTGTCTGTATCCGCATAGACAAACTTTGGATTGGCACTGCCTGTAAAATTGTTCTGAGCATTTGTGATGGTAAAGTTCTTGGCATAGCTGGTAATCGCACTACCACAGGCAATGTACCCAGTCTTCTTTTCAAACTCAATCACCAAGTCATAGTCAATCTTGCCGTCAATAATATTCACTACCTTAAAGCTTGAACATGAGTTTGTAGCCATTTTACCATAAAGGTTATTTAAGAAAAGCTTAGCCAGTTGTCGCATGGCTCCAGTCGATTTCATTTTCAAGTCTCGCCAAGGATTGATATAGTCATCAAATATACCTACTCTTGATTCAAAATAGCACCCATCCAGAATTTCAAAGTCCTTCACTTCATAGTGTTTTCTGAATAAAGCATAATCCGTCATGGTCAATGTGAGGGTAGGCCTTGCATCTACCTTGTTTCCGTCCTTGTCTATATACCCTTTATAATACTTTCCATTGATTTTAAAGTCACTCGTTTCCAGATATTCATTGGACTTGTACATTCCACTGTTTTTAATTTGAATAAATGGAAGCATACCTTTTTTCAATTTGAATCTGGTTTTCACACGTACAAAATAATACATATTGTCTCGCAGTGCTTCTGGGTGGATAAAGTTTCCTTTCCAAAACAAAGGGTGCCCAATAGGATATGCGTTTCCAGATGATGAGTGCATGACAGAAGGATACAAACTGTTTACATCACATACACATCCTTTTTTAAATATTCTGTTTTCACATCCTTTAACAACGTAGCACCAACCACCTCGATAGGACCTTCGTATATATTCATCTACATCCTTTGAACCAAACTTGTCTGCATCCAGTTCTATCGCTTTCAAGTCTGGGAACATTTCTTCGTATGTCCACTTGTCATAGGTATGCTTGAATTCCTTCATACAGCACGTGCCAATTGTCATGGAATCGTGTTTCTGTTCAAACATAAATTCAAGTGCTTCCTTTACCACGTAAACATCATTCTTGATATATTCCTTTTCTTCATCTGAAATATAACAGTTAGGATATCTGAATCCTTCATATTCCATTTCCAGTTTCTGATGCTTTGTCTTGAATGCTTTTGCAATTTCCGCAACAGAGAAAGGAAGAAGTTTAAGACTGTCTCTAAACTCAATGTAATGACCTTTTACAAAACAAGTGATGGAATAATACTTTCCCATGTTCGATATACTGTACTTGATACTTCCATCTGGCATATCCTCGTTTGGTATCCATTTGACTTTGAACTCGTCCATTGTAGATAAATCCTCATAGGCCTGCTTCAATTTCAGTTTGCCTAGCAAATAGCATAGCCAGAATGTCCCATCAAATCCAAGATTATGATAGTATATGAGAATATCTGATTTCAAATTCAACAGATATTCCCATGTAGCTTCTATGGAACCGAAAACTTTTGCATCCTCTGTATACAGTTCAACAACTGCACTTGCCCATACCTGCGTATTCTTCTGGCCTTTGTATACAGTAGTTTCAAAATCCCCTACCAGTATTTTCTTCTTTCTTTTTCTAGCCATACCTAAATATCGTCCACTCTGTCACTGTTCGCTAAATCTTTTTTATAACTGTAGCTTAGATTATCTGCATATCTATACAATGGGTCTTCTAGTTTATACAACTGGCTTGTATCTCCTGTCACTAATCCAAGTCCACCATAGAACAATACATAACTGTCGAAAAAGTCTGACAAAGGATACGACAATAGAAACTCTGCTAATGTATCTTCATCATATTCAATGAAAGTATCTTTTAAATAGTTGCCCGCATAATCAGCACCCATATGAGCAAGTTCCTTAGAACTTGAGTCTGGATTTTCTTCTGCCATTGAATGCAATGCACTATATAATCTATCAATTGCACTCTGTTTAGTACTCGGCCAGTCAATGTACTCATCTGAAAAGTCAATGTCATCCGCTTGTGTAACAATTGGCGTTTTTACTGATTTAGTACCTAAAGGAAAATTTGGTCTTGCTATTTTACTTGGTTTTTTCCGACTACGCTTCTTCTTTTGTTTTTCCTTTGGTTTCAGTTTCTGTATGCTTTTCTTGGTAAGAATCAATGGGCCTTTATGAACTGGCTTTGCTTGCTTTGCTTTCTTTGCTTTCTTTGCTTTCTTTACCTTCTGCGATTGGAGGTTGCTTCTTTTCTTTTTAACTTTTATTTCTTCAACGGGTATATGAACTGGTTCTGTAAAGAAGGATACAATCTTTTTAGGCGTTGGCTTTGTGTACGTTGGCTTAATCAGCTTTACTTTCTTTATATTAATCGTCTTTCTTTTAATAGCCATAGGCTTTACCTCCTAGCTTATCGTACTTCTATTATACTACAATTAAAGGGATAGAACTCTATCCCTTTTGTTATTTATCTTCTTCTTTTTGGCTTAGGTTCTTCTTCCTTCTGCTCATATTTTGTTAAGAAGTGCATACTGTCCACAATCAATGCAGTTGAATAATCCCCATTGTTGTTTTCAGTTGTTGCATGGGCTTCTACTGAAATTAAATCCCCTTTTAAGCAATAGTCACCAATGACCTTGACTAGTCCTTCTCCAAAGGCTTTTAAGCTTACAAAGTTTGTAATCTTGTTGCCTTTCTTATCCTTGTAACCAGTGTCCTGTGCCAGTGTAAACATAACCACTGTACCCTTTTCGTTCACATAAGGGTCTTTCGTCAAACGACCTTCTAAAAATAATTTGTTCATCATATGCTTGTCCTCCTTTTACATTTCTACTTTTTTAGCATACTTAATAAATGTATCTAACTCCATTTCATAGTATTCTTTACCATAAGATAGAGATAATACCTTAATTGGCTTATAGCCCATTTTACTAAACTCGCTCATGACTTTGTCAGCTTTCAATTTATTATTGAATACTGTGGATACTTCACGAGTCTTATTCGTTTCATCATCAAACACCAATACAGTTACAATCGTTGTATTAATTGTTCTTTGAATCTTGTTATATAATACTGACATTTTAAATACCTCCCTGCCAAAAACTTCTCAAGAAATGAATGTTTGGCTTACGAACCTTGTTTACCAGCACCCCTTCATTTTCTTCAATGTATCTTGCCAACCAGAAGTTATCGTCCTGTGTCTTTCCTTGACTTCTTGCCATTTTGAATAAACTATAAACACATGGACTAATGGAAGCCGTATACATTCTAATATCGTTGTAGGGTTTACCTTCCATCATTCGGTAAACCTCGTTCGGATATAATGAAGCACCTTCAACTTTTTGACTATCTTTAAGTCTGAAAAAATATACTTTCATTTCTTATTCTCCTTTAATCGGATAATCTTTATAAATTTTACTAAAGGCATTTGTGAATATCTTGAAGGAATAATATTCATTCTAATTAATGTTTTAAATATAGTGTACCACTCAACTGGTTTACTATTGAAATCAATAATAGCTTCTTCTAACAATACAGAATAATATTCATTAATCAGATGGTATGTATATTCATCTAGTTCTAATGTTTCACGTGGAACATCTGAAAACCAGTCTAACATATCTGGATACATACATAATTTATTGCCCATCTCTCTTTTATATATGTCACTCATAACATCCCATAAATCTTTTTGTGGTTGATGCTTAAATTCATACATGATTTCATTTTTAAATAATTCTAAATTATTTTTTGCTTTCATAAATACTCAACTCTTTTCTATAATAATCTACTCTGTATGTCTGTAACATAAACAAAATACCTAGAAACATAGCTGTTACAATCAATATTTTTAATACAGATTCATTCACTAAATACCATGATTTTTTATCCTTCATCTTTGCGACTCCATTGTATACAGCTATCAAATAATATAATAGATAAATACCAAACAGAAACAATGCTACATATTCAAATTTCATTTTAACTCCTTTCTTTTGTACCTAAATATTATCATACTTTTCTACTTTATTCAAGTAGAAAATATAATAATGTTTTAGATTTTTTAACTTTATAATGACTTCTGAAAACCTTGCATACATCATCAAAATTCTTGATACCTTGATTTTTGTTTGCGTTGAAAAGAAGTCTTAACTCGTCTTTCTTATCAAATTCAGTCAAGTCCTGCACAATATAAACATCATATCCAATATCAAAGAACAAGCGTGCATCATTCAAACTGATACGTGTTAGTGTAACCATTTGATTATGGTATTTAACGAACTTTGTATAGTGTATCATTTTAGTAGCTCCTTCATGTATCTGTCATATACTGCGTTTAGATACTCAAGTTCTGAATCAGTCCACTTCCAGTTATGCACTTTATGTATATAGATATCATCCAAAACAAAGGCTTTTGTTTCATTATCTCCCACACCTTCAAAAACTTGTTTCATTTCATCAGCTAAATGAATCATGAATGAATTCTTGGTTGGATAGTTGTTAAGCATTGTTATTTCCTCCCTTAATACACTGATAGAAAATCTTTCTTCTTTGATTATTAGATAGACTTTCGTTCTCATAAATTGCCTTAATAACACTTTTCTTTGTCCTTCTAACTGCTCTCTGTATTGACAATTCTTTACAAGTAGATGGACTTAACCATCTACGTATCATTTGATTTTTAGTCATTTTTAAATTCTCCCATTCTTTTCAATATTTCTGTTTCTACAAAGTCAATTTTAGGTTCAAGACTTTCATATCCTGCTTCTTCAATCCAATCATGATATAACCTACCAAACAAATTTAATAAATCCTCATGAGCATACATCAGCAACTCTATCAACTCGCTCTTCTTTAGTTTCGATAGTATAGCTTCTGGTGATATACTATCAACAAACTCATCATATAATACATCCATTTGTTTATTCATAATAACTCTCCTTTTTAAGCCCTTCAACTGCACTTCTTTTTCGTAGTACGTGACATAATCCAATAGCAGTAAACAATACATTATCATATACTAAATCTCTGTATTTTTTGTATATTTCTTCAAGGACATAATCCCATTCACATAGGGCATACTCATCATCAACAGTGATGCCATCTTCTTTTTCAAGTTCATTTAGCTGAATAGCCATTTCTTCCAAGAACAGAGACATTTGTCCTCTGTTCTTTGGTGTTTCGTCGTAGCGTTCTAAAATATTGATTTGTTCTAACATGATTAGTCCCCCTTATTTACAATTATACTTTACAATCACATGATTGACTGCACATCTAAGTGAACTACACGTGAATTGATAAAGCTGTATTAACTTATAATCGTTTAAAGTGTTTTCATCTTCAACAATAAATTTAGCCATATCAAAAATACCTTCTAGATAGACTTGCGTATCATTATACATTTTATATACCATTTTACTGCTTCTATGTAAATCAGCGCACTTTTCAATATCTAGCTCTGCTTGAACAGCTATACCAATAATCTGACTTCTAACATCATTAAAATCTTTCATTTTCTTTACCTCTTTCTTTTTACACCTTTATTATAAGCTATTTTATACTTTTTGTCAAGTACTATTTTTTAACTTTTATGGCTTATTTTATATAGAATAGTTAGAATGAACTAACTATTCTATCTTTATAACTATGTACCATTTTTAGCACCTATGTTTCACGTGAAACATTTATCCTTTCTTGAGGCCTATCCCTCTTTACATATATAGTATATCATTTTACCTTTTATTTGTCAACTATTTTATACCATAAATTTAATTTTATTTTTACCTTGTGATATTTTTCACAATTGTATTGTGAAGGTTAGGGGAAAAATCACATAATGTACCGTATAAACA